GATCAGCCTGATACTGTTGTAAGTCTCCAGTATACTTCTGAAGTCTGGATCCATATTCGCTTATTTCCTTCTCAAGAGATTTAGCCTTATTCTGGACATCAATATTTGTAGACTGCTGCATTAACTGAAGCCTTCTGCCAGCATCTGCCTGAAAATTCTGAACATCCTTCTGGACATCTGCTTGAAAACTGGTATTGTCAGAATTGAATTCATTTAACTGACTTTGAGCATCTACCTGATACTGCTGAAGTTTATTTCCATATTCTGTGACCCATTCCTGGAATGTAGTCTGTATATTGTTAAATGTAAATTCTTGAACTGTGGAATTAACATCTTGCTGATATTGAGAAAGACTTTGACCATATCTTTGGATCTTTGAGTTATACTCAGAAATATTCTTTTCTAATAATTTTGCTTGATTCTGTATGTCTATATTAGTCGATAACCGCATTTCTTCCATCTCACGACCAACTTTACTCTGATATTCTGCAGCAGCTTTCTGATAAGTAATCTGATATTCTGCATTTTCCTTGTTAAATGAATTTAGATTATCCTGAACCTTGCTTGAAAACTCAGTGACTTTCATTTGCTCTTCTGTAATCTTCACTTGCGCAAGTTCAATATCCTCTTCCGTCTCAATCAAAGATGTAATCGTAGAAAAATCAATTGGGGTAAAAGATGGAGGAGTATAAGTCGGAGCAACAGATTCTCCAAGAATAGAACCCTCAGAAAATGCTTCCTGTAAAGATGCACTTTCATATGCAGTTGAATAATCTGGGTCACCTGGAGTAATGGGAGCAGCTGGTAAAGAAAGACTCTCAATTCCAGTAAGCACTGGAGCTATAAAATTAGGTTTCGTATAAACAGGAACTGTTCCCGATAATGACAACACCAACTGCTCTGCTCTTTCCTGCAACGCAGCATCGGTATATGTGAAAGATGGAACAGAGGGAGATATTGGAACTGTAACCGAACTTAGATCCAACGCACTAATTGATGGGTCGGCTATAGAAACATATTCAGGTAAAGATACGTCGCCCACATTACTTACGGCAGTTATGCCGTCAGCAATAGAGAAAGACAACGTAGGTTGAGGAGGTACAGAAGGTAGAGAGAGAACCAATCCTGAAAGTCCCGTATAGCCGACCATTTTTTCATTTAAACCTTTCATTGCTGCATAATTAACAACAAGTGGGACTAGACTTAGTGGAAAGTTGTCAATTGTACTACCAGTTAAATTTGATAGGGTGGTGTAATCTACCTTGCTAACGGATATACTTCCCGCAGGTAGGACTTGGACGGTTTGATTCAAATAATAATATTGAGGGTAATCATTTGTAGCTTTTTGTAAAGAAGTTGATTCGGCAGCTGCAAATCGTTTTTCTGCTGGTATTTCAGTTGCTATTTTACTCCCCCTAGCGACACTTATAATGTGCCTTCTATCGCTAATATCAATAGAGGTTGTATCGTCAATATTTGTTGCAAATAAATGAGACGATTCAGGATCTAAGACAAGAACCCTATCAATAACTGCCGATATCCCATCATTTGCCCATTGAAGAGCATTATCTGCTGTGCCAGCTAAAGCTTCTATTTGTACTGCAAGCGTTGCCATATTATTTTCCTTTGATTAGTGGGGGGACTTGTATCAGAGGTCCCCCCTTAAGAATCATTATTTCCAAACAGAGTGTGCTTCTGGCATCACGATCTCAAGACCAGCTTCGGTCTGAATGAGGTCGATTCTGCGATCAACACCTGTGTTTTCTAGACTTTGAACACCAACATAAACTGAGGTGTCACGATTCACACCGTTACCGACCAATGGTCTGTAAGCTACGTGCTTCAAGTTAACAGCTACAATTCGTACTGGAGATGCGTCTAAATGGATGTTACGAACAACGTTCATATCACCGTAGGGAGTTGTGATCTGAGTTACTGGTAAACCAAATAACTTTTTCTTGCCTGTTACAGCAAAATCAAACCTAAACTGACCACTAATTTCAACGTCATTCTTTTGGAAGCCGCCTAATTTATGTAACCAGTTATAAGTTGCAGTATCACACATAAACATAGTAGCGTTTGAGCTATTATATCTAGGATCCATGTAATCACTCATATTCTGAAGAAAATCATCAGAAGTAGTGCCACCTGTAGTAAGGTCAATTGAGAATACATTACCACTTGATAAGATATAATCAACGATACCAGCTGTGTAGCGTACACCAGCAGAGTCTTTGTACTTTGATGAAAACAGAAGATCTGTTTCAATATCGTACTTATGTTCAATCAACTTGTTTTTCCAAGTTCTTGCCCATTCGTCTTTTGCTAGTTTAAGCTCAGTTGCCCGTGCAGTGTTAGTCATTTGCATGGTCGTTTTCCAGATCTGAGTATATCCTACTACATCTTTATAAGGTGTATCTTTGTAGGTACTTGGGAAACTTGAACCTTCAGCGTGTGCCGAACCAATGACATAACATTTATCTTTTTCTGCAAGACCTGAAGTCCCAGTATTTGCTTCCCAGGTTGTGCCTGTTGACTCATACTGTACATCAGCTAACGTAACATGGTCTGAACCAGCTGCAATACCACGGACTACAATGCATTTAGCATATATAGCCTGTGCGTCTGGACTAGTAGCTGGAACTCCAAGGTTTTGGATTTTCACAACCATATAGTCATCAACGTAAACAGTTGGAACTGTATCATCTGCTATATTAGCAGCCGCCACTTTACGAACTGGGATTTTAACCATTTGATTTTCTAAAAAGAAAATCGGTTTAGTTCCAGATGCACCAACAGCGGTACCAGTTTGTCCAAGAATATTCTGAACATTACCAGCAGATAGATAATCAGTTTCAAACTTAACATTCATTTCGTCACCAGCTTGTAAGTCGCCAGCTGCAAATGCAAAGTCTGCATAATCACTATCATTATCACCGCTGCCAGGAGCAGCACCATTTAGATCCAGTGCAGTTGCATAAGCATAACGCTTATGCCACATGGATCTTTGTTCTAGAGTTTTAAACTCTGGATCTGTCGTAGCTTTTTTAGCTACCTTGCTCAATATTCTGAAAAAAGGAGTTTGGTCTGGAGCTAACTCCGAGACTCTACTTGAGAAGTCATATCGTCTCCTGAGATCACCTGTATTGAACGTAGATTCGACCTGTGCTTGTGCATGGGTCGAGAGGGTTAAAGGACTATCAGCCATTTTATTGCCTCATCTTTCTTATTAAAAGAGAGACGCCTATTTTACCCGAATAAAGTATCCAAACCAGAATCGACATCTTTTAAAGAATCAAAAACTTGATCTTCATGTCTTACATCTTTTACAGTTGTATTATGATTTGATACACTTTGCGGAATACTCCTTACGGATTTCATCTGTTCTAGCATTTGTGTTTTTGTCCCCGTTGCGACTTGTTTATCTCGAGCGCCTTTGTTTTTCAAATAATAAATATCTTCTAACGATGTTTCATGGCTATTCGCCCAATCCATCATTTCAGAATATTGATCATCCGATAACTTCATACGTTCTTTGAACACAGCTGCATCACGAGTTCTAGATTCTTTTTGAGTTTCCTCTGCCCGAATCTGCTTGTCTTGCTGTAACTGACTGTTGACACGACGATCCACTACGCTAGATATTGTATGCTCCAGTGCCTTTGCACTCATGGAGTCTGCATTACCCATTGCGTCGTCTAGATCGAACACGAAATCCTCTGGGAGATTTAGCGCCTGCTTTACATCCTGGGGTCTATTCCCATTGTCGATGTAATTCTTTATTGCTTCTACCATTCCCGTGTCTGTTTTTAGCCGATTGATAATAGGGTCAAATTCAGAGGCTTCATCTAATCTCGCTTTTAGTCGTTGCGCTTCAGATGAAGAATCCTTATACCTTTTTTCCCAATCGTGCTGATGATCGTCTGTTATTACAGCTGGTGCAGGGTCAGTTGCCTGAGTTTCCTTAGTGCCAGATGCTTCGACTGTATTATCTTCATCAAGAATCATCCCGTTCACCTCACGGTCTAATGATTCAAAAAAGTCGCCAGAGTCTACAGCTAAACCATCTTCTTGACTGAAATCTATGTCAGGATTGATAGTTGATTCTGCAGAGTTTGCTGAACTATTCTCTTGTTCCATTTCCACTCCTTGATTGTTTTGATTTTTCTCGCTCTATTTGAGCTTTTTCCTTGTCAAGTCCTCGTTGGGCTTCTGCTTTTTGTGCGGTTAGGGACATACTTCCCTGCGCTTTCACAGCTCCCTTACGAATCTCGGTTTCAACGGACCGAATCTTATCTTTAATTCCAGCTTGAACAAGCTGTCTTTGAAGCGTTTCGATATTGCCGTCTTTATCCTTAACTTGATCTTCAAGATTTTGAATTGATTGTTGCATTTCTGCATAAAGACTTTTTCGTTTTGCAATTGCAGTTTTGTCTTTTATATCTGTTTCAGCCAATACAGCCAAATCATCTACAACACCCAATTTCATTAATTCTTTTAATTCTGATAGATAAGCCCATCTATTCAATGGAAGCGTACTGCCAGCTATGATCCTTACATCAAACTGTGCAGTTTCATAGTCATTCCATTTAGATATAGCTTCTCCCATATCGTTAAATATTGGTACATTAATTTCAACTTCTTTATCCCCCTGTAAAGCATTCGGCTGTACGATTCTAAATACTTTATGTGCTTTGTATATTGCTTGGGAATACTGCTTCACAACTTCGCCTAATTGTTTCAAAGCAGGTTCAATACTGCTCTTTAACCATTGTTTAACACGTCTGGTTCCATATTCATCCAAAGCTAACATACCTCTATATGTTTCATGTTGCTGAGACTGATCTCCCTGTGCGGAGGAATAAACGCCAGCCAAATACTCCATGTCGCTTTTCCCAGCTTGGACTATTTGAAAAAACGCATTATTTAAAGCTGCAGGTTGAACTTCCTTTGGATTATCGTAACCTTGATTAACGGGAAGCAAAGCTCCAGGAGCTGTTGCATTCTTTTCCCAATAATCTGTATCTATAGAACCTTCGTAATACATCCATCGTAAGGATGACCCCAAAGAAGCGTTGTGAATCATAAGCTGGTGCGCCTTATTAATCTCACGCTGTTTTCCTACTAAAGGACTCACAGCGCTCATTGGATAAGGTGTTCCTGACCATTTATAAGTAAATGGTACTAAAGGATAATGTTCAACAGGCAATTCTTGCTCATACAATGTTACATCACCAGCCACACAGCATTGTTTAACTGCTGGCTTATAAAATTCAACCACATCTACAACCATAGATGCAAACTTAGGATCTTCCATCAATACTTTTTGTTCTTTTGCGGTAACAATATTATTTTGAATAATACTTGCCGCTTTCTGGGCTTCAGCCATTAATTGTTGTTGAGCTGACTGCAGTTGCTCTTGATTCATCTTTTGCTGCTTTTCCATTTCAAGCTGCATTCTTTCAGGAAGCATTTCTTCCGCTTCTACAGCTTGACTCATTTGCATTTGCATTTCCTGCATTTGCACAGTCATTTCTTTTTGCATTTCAGTTATCTGAACTTTAACATTCTCCTGTATCTTTTTCATCTCTTCTGGCGAAGGAAGGACTTGATAGAAAATATTATAATACTTTACCTGGATCTTTTCATAGAGTTCAAAAAGTTCTATCATTTCATCTATGCTTCCATCGGATCCATAACCTTCGGAAATATCTTTATATTGAATATCAACACTATCTGTAGCACTTTTAGAATAGCTAATGTCTTCTCCAAATCTTCCAGAAGCTCTTTTTATTTTAGCTGAATACTGAGGATATGTCTTTAATAGCTGCGTTCTTGTAAAAACTTTTCTTATCATAATATGGGCAGCATCTTTGAATAAAGGATCTCTAGATTTTGGGTCTACATATATATCAAAAGGTTCTGGCTGCTGAATAACAACCTCTCCCATACCCTGGTCTGCGTTTGGATCAACCGTAACCAATAAGTAACCTAAACTTTTAGTTATAGCATCGTTTATAACATTAGAGTATAAAGCTTGACCATTAGATTTATTCCAAATATAATCAGCAATATCAGCAAACACAGAAGCAACGCCAGAGTCAGACCCTTCAGCGCCAACCGCTTGCCATCTTGGACTAGAAGCCGTTGCGTAATAATTAAGCATTTCAACAACAGGTATAACCCTATTAATCGTAAAGGTTGGCATACCAGTTTCTTCAAGAGCTTTTTTCTCTTTTGCAGAAAGTTGGTTGTCCAAGTAAAAATCGTAACCCTGCTGATTGTTAGTCTCCCATTTCTCTCTAAAACTATTGTTTAAAGAATCATAAAGTTGTTTAACCTTATCAGCTGTTTTATCTGTTTTTCTTGCCATTAATTCCCTATGCTAGTACCCAGCTCTTGGGTGAACTGACTTTTCTGCTATGAGTTCCATCTTTGTGAACGGCAATATTCTGGGGCGGGTGAGCGTACTTTACTGCGTAAGCAAGCGCATCAATGGTATCATCGTGCGCCATACGTGGTCCGAATGTAACTATTTCATGCTGTAAGTCATAATGACTTTTTTTAATTTTTATTGAGCCGATTGTCATCCGTTGCGCAAGGACTCCTTGTATCCTATCTAATTTGCTCTGTCTTGTTCCAGGCTTTTCTTCTTTCCAACGGACAGAGAAGTCATTTCTCCTTCTAGACTCAGCCATTAAAGCTTGAAATAAAGGTCTACTCATGGTCGTATCTTCTACAACAAATAAACTTGGGTGATACATCCCACCTATGTTGTACATCTTATCCACAATCCCAGTCCTATCCTCGCCAGGGATCCCGAGTACAGGTAGCCCTCGCTCCCGAATATAGTCAAGTACATATATGTTATTATTTTCATCTACACCCACCACCATTATTACCGAAAAGTCAGAATCCCGTCTCATTGAATCTGTAGCTGGATCAACTCCAACAAATACATTTATAGGAATTGCATCGCCATCGGTTATTATAAAATTAAGACCTGTTTTGTCATCATGCAAAAAGTTACCTTCCCAATACTTAACGTGTTTCATATTAAAAATAGAATCTTCTGCACTCTGAACTTCCATCATGTATTCTTGATGAAACTTCTGAGGACTCCCAGAATCTTGATAAAATTTCTTTTTTTCTTCTAATTTTTTAATCGGGAACCAAGAGTCCCACAAAGCGTTCCCTTTTTGGTCAATTGCCTTATACGTTTTTACGGTCCAGGCGAAATCATCCTTTTGTTTATCTGCTCTAGCATAATTAGCTAATAAATTGTTAATAAAAGAATCATAATGCACAGGAGTACCGTTAATGCGCAGCCGACCAGTATGAGGCTCCAAAGCAGGATAAACAACCGCAGTGATAAGGTTGTTGTTCTTTGCTCTAGCTTCTGGAGTAATGGTATTATTTTCATCTTCAAAGTCATCCAATATAATCAAGTCATAACGCTTGTGAAGCTTTGCTCCACCACGAATGCCTGATATGTTTGATTTGCATAAAAGTTTGTGACCAGTTTTAAGCTCTATATCTTCCTCTGTCCATTTTCTGCCTTTTAAATTGCCAAAATAGTATTCTATTCTATCATTGAACTCAAGATGATGCTTAATATAGTCCATATTCCCAGTTGCAAGTTTCGCAGTAGCAGACACCCACCCATAAAACAAAGGCTCTTTTGTTGTAAATAGAAAAGACCATAGTATATCGCATTTAGTCAAAACGGTTTTACCATGACCTCTAGGCATAATTACAGCAAGTTGTTTTACTTCTTTATCCATTATGGAATCAGCGATCTCATAATGGAACCAAGGTGTTTCGGATCTCATATAGTCATCAGGAAGAAATAACTTCCCAAATGCTAACATATCCTTAGATGCCTCTAATAAAGCTTCTTCAGCCTTACTAACATTCTGGGTGTTTATATTCAAACGAAAGTATCTAAAAGTACTTTAACTTCTTCCCAAATTTTATCGTCCTTTTTAGACTTACTCGCCTTAACCGCATGATCGCCTATCATTATGATAAGGTTAACCATACCCATTTTTTTTACTAACCTTCCGATTATTCTTTTAAGCATTATAGCTCCTTCCCGTTTATTCTTCCTTTTAGATAAGATAAATCGTCTGTAACATCATTTAACTCTTTTATAATATCTTCCCTATGTCTTGAAGAGGTTTCGTCTGAACGATTCCACCTATCAAGCATCTTTAAAATAATTGATTCAACATTTCCCATTCTAGTCTCTGACTTCGCAATAGATTGCCGAATACTATCTAAATCTTCATTTTGGAGTTTTTGGCTTTTAATTAAGTTAATTATCATCATTACAAACATAACAACAATAATACCAACAGCCCCATACTCGCCATACACAGCAAAGACGTTAGATTCAACCATTATCTTTGCTTTTTTCTGTTTTTTCCTTGTCCGATTTTTCTTTCGTCTTATTTACGGGCTTATCTAAATCTTCCAAGGTGATTGGATTATCATTTTCGTTTTTGATTTGATTCTCCAACATCCTGTCCCAAATAGTCATCTAAACCCTTTGCGCTAAATCCAAAAAGTGCTGCCAACCTATCTTGGAATGATTTTACATAGAAAGGTCTAGAGACAAGTCCAGTAACAGCTTCGTCTCCTCGTATTTTGGGATTATCACCAACAAGTTTCCCAGATTGTTTAAGTCTATTTGTAAGACCAGCAGCTAAGTCGTCTAAAACTGGACCGAGGGGTTTTCCGTCATCAAGAGCTTTTTTTATTATCCTGGTGAATGGTGAAAACTCTGAGACTCTATATACATTATATGCTCCAGTACCTTTTCCATAGAATTCAATCTCTGCGGCGTGTCTTAATAATCCTTTAGTCATCCCATAAAATGAATCAATCGTTAACATTCTTTCATCTATCATCCAATTCGTTTCTGCTCTATCAAGGATACTTTTCATTATTTTTCCAGATTGCGTCGGTTGCCCGAAAAAGCTAATCTGATCTAACAGTTTTACCGTTCCGAATTGCGAAGAAGAGTAATCACGTTCTCTGAATTTCAATCTAGATAGGTTATCAGAAGCATTGAATTTTCCTGCAGGTCTTATTTGCAAAACGTGCTGATATACACCCTTCAATCCTTCTTTCCCAATTTGACTTGTATAACCAGCTATTGGAACAACAGACTCAACTAAATTATAATTATCATCTTGGAATACGTTTCTTACATTCCCAGTCTTCAATGCGGGAAGCTTTTTAGCTGAATCCTTCATAATATCGTCTACTTTATAGACATCAAAATTGCCTGACCTTACAGGAGCAACTGGATCTCTTAATAACTTAGCTCCTTGCTTCAATACGCCAGCAGCTCCTTTAACGGCTCCTGCCCCTGCTTTTACAGCTTTAACCGCTGCTACTCCTGGTGACGCAAAACCTATAGACATATGAAACATTTCTTCCTCAGACATAGGCGTTGTATACATAGAAGATTTTATAGGTTCACCCAAGCTTTTCCCTAAGTTCAATGTTGGCTTTGGTGGGATATAAGAAATATTTGAACGAGTTTTATCAGGAGGCGCAGCCTCGAAATTTTGGTTTTTCGGAACTACCCCTACGGGTCTGTCCAGCAAATCAAAGAAATCTTCTTCTTTATGATTCGATTGATGCATCGGCAACTTCACCTGTTAGCTCTGGGCGTTTTACTGAGTCTAGCATCTTATCAGAAAAACCTTGAAATACAGCGCCTGTAAGCTGAGTCACCTTTTGTTTTGGAATAACATCGGCAGCATCCCACAACATAGACAATGCTTTCAATCTATCATTAGATCTATCCGCATTTTCGGCTTCTAACTTAACACCCTTGATAAGGTATTTAAGATCAATACCCATACCCTTTAGCACTTCATCGAGTTCTTCTTTTACAGCACTCACAATTCGCTCCTGTTTCACTAGAACGGCTGATTTCATTTTAGCATATTGGTTGTTTTCTGTACCAAATGCTCTCTTGTAGGCTTCTTCGGGTGAAAATCCGTTAGCAATATACTTAGAGAACGCTGCTTCATTAGCAGTTAAGTAATCACGGTCCAATACTCGTTTCTTTGTATTTTTTGACGACCGAGCCGAAAAGGTATATATATTCTCTCGCCTTTCCGTATCCATCTTATCTTTAGCTCGGCATAAATAAGTCCCAGTACAAGTCCCTATATACTTAATAGGATACCTGCCTTGGTTCATTACCTGGTTGACCCTTAAAGCTTGGATAACATTTCCGTCATCTGCTCTAAGCCAGTCACCCAGTTGGGCTTTACGCCAATCACTAACAATTCTTATGGCATCAGGGATCTCATCGTCATCTTCGTACACTGGATGGAATTTTGTACCAATCTTGTATTGGCGCACTTATGCTTCTCCAACACATTCTCCTGGACAAGACCAAAGCAAAGGTTCTATCAACCCTGCAGCACTTATCTTATCCATCACCTCTTCACTGGCACATATCGGGACAGGATCCAGATGTTCATCTATCTTTTCTTCCAATGATTCAAGCTCATCTGCATTTTCATTGTAAACTATAGTTAGAGTGTACGTTTTCATGTGGTAAGTTTAAAAAAGAATACTATTGCAATGAAACTAAAAGATAAAAGTATTTTTCACTTGACTGGTATAGGTAAAAACCCTTACCGTTGCCGTAGGAGAAAAAGCAAAAAACTAATATTTCCTTACTCTTGTTCAAAACTCCAAAAAAAATCCCCCCTCATATATAACAATAGGCTTGTCTTTTTAGACAGATCAAGCGTTTCGTTATAATTCATCAAAAGTTCAAAAAATACCACAAAATGTTACGCACCTATATATTAATGGCAAGCGGGGGTGCTTCGGAAAGTCGTTTCGAAGATCAGGTTATCATTCAAAAATCAAACAAGGAGAATTCATTATGAATTTCATTACCTTCTTTCTCACCATCTCCCCGAACACTCAACGCCTTTACTACACGCCTGCACTGTGGACACAGCACACCGTGAAGGGCAATGATGGCAAAGCCATCACTGTCTCGGCAGTCGAGAATGGCTCGCAGGGCAAGCTGCCTGACGGCACCCCTTCTGCGATCCTTCCCTCTGCCGACGCTGACCGCAAGAACCTTCCAGAGAAGGTCTCTTACGACAGCTCGACAGGCAAAGTCTGCGACTTTGTGCCCAAGGCGTAGAGCCAGAGCCCAGAGCCCCTTACGGGGCTTTCACCCATAGCTAATAGGGGTGGATACAAGCAGGACACACACTCATAACTCAGCTCCTCAAGTATTCACCCTTTATAGCATCACACACAGTTACACACTAAGGAATAGTAACATGAACTCATTCGAACAAATAGTATTAGCAATCATAGCATACAGCATAGGCTGTACTGCACTTATCATACACCTTATCTATAAGCTACACAAAGCAGACAAAAACATTGACAAGGTTATAGAGAATTATATAGACCGATCAATAGCCCGAGACTTAGAATGAGACTTGCAACAGACAAATCAATGGGATTATACATTACCTGTGTACAATGTCAAAAGGAAACATTCATACTTAACCCAGAAGCAAGCGGAATAGACCAAAGAGATTATACCTGCTCAAGTGAATGCCACGCCAAATACTATATTATACTGGGACAAGAATTAGACACACACGATGAATACTGTGACCTCTGCAACCCCGACATAATGCGGAATGAAGAAGAAAACAAACGAATTAAACAGTATAACCTCAAACAATATTTCGCTAATCAAGAAAATAAATGGAAAGACCAATCATGAAAAACACAATCACCAGTTATAACATAACACCTAAACCCAAAAAACTTAACTCATTGCAACCAGACCCTAAACTCACTTGTCCAGGATACGATGTTGATGCAAGTGAAGACGGATGCAGTATTATATTATGTGATTGCACCATATGTTCTACTAATAAAACAGAACAACTGCAATTTCTTGTCGATGAAATAGCTCATGTAGAAAAGAAAGTGATAGAAGCTAATTCTACCCTAACAATTCACCAAATGTTCGAGAATATTAAAGAAAAGATCGAACAAATTAACAGTAACAAACGAGTTTACGGAACTGGATCGGGTAGATAACATGACTGAACGCAAAAGATTAAAACTTCAAAGAAGAGCGAAAGCTTTAAAGAAATATAAAAACAGACGCAAAGCAGCCGCTAAACGATACAATTCATACCATAAAGGAGAAAATTAATATGATCTCAATCAACCCCTATATATTCCTAAGTATTTTAAGCGTAACAGTAATGTCTATGTTTCTAAATATTTATTCTACAATCAAAGTCTTTAATCTAATCAATGAAGATGAGAAAGAAAGACACAAAGAGGAAATCGAAACATTAGAAGTAGACAATATGATGTATCGAGAAGAAATCATAATCTTAAGAAAGAGTTGTTCCGCTAAACAAAAAACTATAAGTGAATTAGACCAAAAACTGGCAATCCGTGAAGTCCTCTAAGCACACATATTTAAGAGTTACTTGCACTAATTGTGGCGCAACAGACAAAGCTCGTAACTGGTACAACCAAGCAGACCAACACAGACTTATTAAGCAATGTTATAATTGCAACCCAAAACACCCCACAAATAAAAAGAAAGATAAAACAAATGTCAAAAATGTCAATTTACTCAGTAAAGCTATACAAACTGAACAATATCCAATGGGTATTCGATGATCCTAATAAAAAAATAATCGCAGAAGCGTTTGTTGCAGGAGCAGATACAATGCTCGACAAAATAACAGGTGGTTATAATCCAGACTTAGCATATACGCTACAATTTTCAACAAAAGACTATCCTGGATCTAAAATGATTACACTCATCCACGAACAAGATGCAATACACGACAAGCGAGTACCTGATGTCACACATACGGGAAGTTGGTGGGAATGTAAAGAAGACAATCATGTAATGTGGCTTTGTGATACACTGGACGAATATATTGAAATAGAAAATGAAGAATTATACTTCTCAGTCAATATTGGCAAAAAGAATGAAGTCTTTGATTACGAGCTGTGCATATGATAATATCACAACTAATAGACTGTCTTATCGACATAAAAGTCAAAATGTCCGATTCAAATAAACACGATTTCAACGAGCTGCGTAAAAACCTTAAAGTATTAAACCTGGATTGCGATGAATGCGGCAATGTTGAATCTATCGTAAACAATTCAGGTGAATTGAAAGAAGAAGTTTGTAAGCACGAAAATACTGAATACCAACCTGCTGAATGGGAAAACAATATCCACGAATCATATACTTGTGAAGACTGTGGGATAGATTTACCATTACCAGAACCAGATGAAGACTCATTAAAACCAGATGGAGAAGACAGATGAACACACGACTCAAAGAATCTATTGTTAAAATGAAAGAATTTATGAGGTCTAGAGACTATGCATCAGACAAACTTGTTCTTTTGGTAGTAGATATGATAAAAGTGTATGATAAAATAATGGATACTCAACGTATAAACAACGAACTAATAGCAAAAATAGCTGAAGTTAATCCACATTGTCCTGAATGCAAAGGGGCGGGAGTTGTATTATACAACTATTGGGGTGAAGCTGCGAGTAAAGATGATGATGAATTTCTTAACCCAGATGTAAGGGAAGAACCATGTCCTAAATGCGAGGAGGCAAAATTAGCATGAATTTCACAGACGCACTATTCAAAGAGATATCAAACATTTTAAATAGAATGCAAGAAACTGATAAATTTATGGATAAAAGAATAGATATTTTGTATGAAAAAATTAACAGACTGGAAAATTATAATAACATTGGTTCAGAAGTTGGTTCCGAGACGGGAATTGAAGACAGCAAGGAGTACAGATAATGCATGGCACAGTTAATGATGGAATATATATTAAAAAAGAATCAGAAAAAGGTAAGTTAAGAAGCTTTGGAAAGCCACTTGGTTCCTGGACCATCAATCTTGATGAAATCAATAATCAAGAAATTGAGAACATTGTTTATTTCACTGAGAAATACATTTATAGAATATCTTATAAAAAAGCATTCGACAAAGGCTATGTGAAAACACTTGCTGGAGAAATAAAACTAATTGTCCCAATCAAAGAATGGAAAAGAGAGGAAAAATAATGGCTGAATATTGGACTTGCAATGAATGCGAAACTCTTTATGATGAAACTGATGGAGATACTGATGAAAGAATGTGTAATAAATGCCTTGAACGACGTGATCCAAATATTATCAGATCGTCTACAAAACATTATCCAGATTGGGATAAAATAAATAAAGAATACGTAGTTCCACCAAAACAAAGAAAAGAGGAGGCTTAAATGGAAAAAATAACACATAATGATTTAAATATGCTTAGAAAGTCATTTTTTTATAACTTAGAAAACATTCAAAAGCAAAAAGTTACAAGAGAAGAATATAAATTAATGAGTGAAGCATTGGTAAAAGCTTTTAAAAGTTATAATCGAGATTTAGAACCATTAGTGTAGATAAAGGAGAGACAACATCATGAATATTGATTACATATGTAAAGATTGTAACTCAACTGAAGGTGTCTTTTTCGATGCATATGCAACTTGGGATCCGAGAATTCAAGAGATAGTGCATGAATGTACATTGGATCATTGCGAATGTTCGTGTGGATCTACTAAAATAGAGGAAATAGAATATATAAGTGTTGAAAAGAAATCTATTTTAGACAAAGTTGATAATCTTATTAATTCATTAAGAAGGATTAAAAATGTTGATATGTAGCAACTGTGGCAAAATAATTGCTAATACCAATCCGAACATTCATTATGGACTATGTGGATCATGTCCTTTGCCTAACATGGATGACGGAGAACCAACAACAGCCGATGAACATAATAAAAAATGGTTAGAGGAGAATAATGAAACTACAAAAAAATGAAGAAGCAGTAATATCTCTTATATACGAAAGATTAGAACTTGGAAGACAGCGATACGGCGGCGACATCCCAATCAATGGTGAAAAACGAAGAGACAATCTAAAAGAAGCAATTGAAGAAGCAGCAGATTTATCTGTCTATCTAACTTCACTACTCTTAGAAGAAGAATCACATTTAAAAAGATATAAAAAAGGATATGAATTAATTATGCAATACTGGGACATATTACCAGATGAACACAAACCTGAATTACACAAAAAACTGGAGGAATTAGGATTATGATAAAATATGATACATCTATATTACAAAGCGTGACAGCTACTAATATGGTTAATTTGGTTCTTAAACTACATAAAGAAATGAAGATGTGGAAAGACGAATATAATAGAATGATAGACTCTTCAGACCCTTATATTGTTAAAGATACAGACTTTAATGATTTAAACGAATCAGTAAAAAGACTAAAAAATGACCACCATAAAGCCTTAAATTCCCTAAGAGATTTTAAAGGTAAAATTCATAGTGAACAATTAAAATACATGGATTCAGGAGCTAGACGTGAACGATATAAAACCCCCACCAATTGATCCAGTAGAAATCTATAATAGATATCTAAACCTAGAAGCAGCATCTAAAGATATTTCAAGAAATGAAGAATCAAGAGGCAGATATTCAGCTTCGGGAGCTGGGTTGTGCAAAAGAAAACAATGGTATTCATATCATGAGTATGAAAAAGGTGCTACAGATCCTCAAGGTTTAAGAAAAATGAGACTGGGAAGTATGGTTGGTCAAGATTTTGATAGTGCTATAAACTGGTTTCTTCAAAGTGTAGACGGAGCAAAGACTAGAGGTCGTGATGTTAATATTTTAATTGAGCATCCCGTAGCTCATGATGAATTATATCTCCTGGGACACTTTGATTTATTAGTAATTGATGAAAAAGATAAAGGTTATTTATACGATTACAAGACCTGCCACGAGTATACTTATAGAAAAGCTGTCGGTAAAATTTTAAGTAAAACAAATGATAAAGATAATTACGCTTATCAGCTGGGCACTTATGCATTCATGATTGAAGAAAGCGAAGATATTGAATGCGATGAAGTTGTTTATATGGAAAATATCTATATTAATAAAAACGACAGTTTAATTGTACCTAAAAAAGTAGACCAGTCTTATAAAACATTAGCAAAAGAATATTGGAAAGAGATCCAGTTAAATCAATTAAAAGATTCTCCACCACCATTCGGATTAAACAACTTTGCTCCTACTTATGATTGGGAATGTAAAAAATATTGTAATTACTCAAATCATTGTGATTCACCCTATAAAAAGAAAGTTAAAAAATGAAATTACCTAAAAAAGTTAAGAAAAAAGCCAAAAAACCTAATAAAGTTGGGAATTGGAGAGGAATTGAAGACAGATTCTTTAATAATGTAAGAAAAGGCTTTATAAACTTAATGAAATCAGCAAAAAAAGGATATAAATAATGAGCAAAGACAT